CAAATTTGTCTTTCTGTCCTATATCATTTTTAAATAGAGCAGAGTGATCTATTGTAACAAGCATGTTTGGATAAGTACCATCTTCATTCTTGTATCTTTCCAACTCATAATGAATTGTAGCACACATTTCATTGACAGTACATGTATCGTAGATGACATTAATCAAATCATTATTTATAGTTGATTTGTAGTATTCTACACACTTCTCAAATAATTTTTTGTCAACTAACTTTCCATCCTTACTCATTAATGTATTGTAATCAGCACCGGTTTCTAAACTAAGTTTTCTTACTCCGCTAGTTTCATCTACCATCTCAAACTGAAACTTAAGTATTCTAAATTCATGATCTTGATTAAATTGAATAATATCATCAATTAATTGTTCCATAAATAAAGTTTTACCTGTTCCAGGTCTAGCACCAACAACGGTGATAGTTCTCCATTCTAATCCATCACAAAATGCATCATTAAATTTTGGCCAAGCACTTTTTAATGACTTCAGTCTTCCTTTTCTTCTAGCATCTATTTTATAAATTGCTTTTTTGAGAGCATCTCTCTCACTTACCGGTATTAAAGGTGCGGCTCCATTGAATTGATTCATATTATGAATTTTTAATTATGTTCAGTTTTGTTTGGTTGTATAATCCATGAAATAAAGTTATAAGTATCTCAATTCCTATAAATTGTAAAATACTTAACTTAATTATGAAAATATCTGTTAAAGACCAACCTAACAAAGTTCCTAAAAATGCTAAAGCAATTAAAAACTTTTTATTTTTCATTAATCTACTCTCTCTTTAAAATAATCTATTACTTCATCTTCTCCACTGATTATTAGTTCACAATAAGTTGCTAAATCTGAATCCCAAGTTTTATCAGTATTTTGTTTTCTGATAAAATACTGTGATGTTCTCATATAGTCATATCTACGAATACTATATTCATTAACATATTTTAATGTAGCTTTAAGAATTACTTCCCAAGAATAATCATAATTCTCAAAAAACCATCTAAAACCATTCTCAAGAGTTTTAGGATTTACTCTAGCATATTTACTACTAGAAAGTTTTATATTAGGAAATATCTCATTGTATTGTTTTATGTTTTCAATAAAAGAATCTCCTAATAAATCTGTAGTAGTTTTCTTTTTTGCTTTTCTGAAATAACCATCTATTTCAGTAATAAAGATAATACTTTTTGATGTTAATTGCAAATTTCCATCAAGCCAACCATCATTTCGTAATTTTGTGCATTCTAATGCTTTATTTACAAAGTTGCCTACTACAATTTTTTCTTTGACACAATATAATACATAAAAAGTGTTAGGTGTTAAACCTTCTCTGATGAGTTTATTAAAGATTTCTGTCATTTTACCAAATTATTTTGTAACCATTATTTTCCATTACAACTTTAGATATCTTATTAAAGATATCATTACTATCCCATTTACTGCCAGTATAAGCAGCAGAAGCAGGATGTTTAACAGTAAACTTATAATTATTATCATTAGTAAGCTCAGACCATTCTTCAGCTTTTTTACCCATGTACACATAAATTAATCCCGGATTGTAGTTATTTAACCAATCTAATAAATATGCAGTAAATGATTTCCATATTTCATAATGGGCCCCAATCTTTTGCACTTCAGTAGTAAGTGCGGTGTTAAGCATTAGCATTCCTTGATTAGACCATCTTTTAAGATCCAAATCTTTACTTACCACATCATTATTGTATACAGTTCTGTCAACTTCTTGTAAGATAAATTTAAGACTGGGCTGCATGCTATTACTATTAGCACAACTAAATGCAATACCATCGGCAGCACCAAGTTTTGGATAAGGATCTTGTCCTATGAACACCACTTGTAGTTTATCATAAGGGCATTCTTCAAATGCTCTGAATAAATATTTTAGAGGTGGTGTAAACCTTTTTTCTTCTTGGCTTAGCTTCCATAGTTTTAATATTATATCATCAAACTCAGAACTAAATATAAAAGATTTAAAAATTCTATCCCACCCACTATCAGTTAGTTTGACAAACATTTTTTGTTTAATTTCAGATAAATCCATTTTTTTTATACTTTTGATAAAAATTAATTTTATGAGTACAGTAAAAGTTAAAGAAATAAAAGATGATGCTATCATCAATGTTCCTGTCAATAAGAGTTTTTACATCATGGTAAAAGCTTTATTATATAATCTTTTTTTAGAATTACAAAAAAAAGGTATTACAGAAGAGTTTTTACAAACATTGATTAAAAAGCCTTACGCAGAAATGACAGATGAGCAAAGATCTTTTTATACAGTAACTTTGTTACTAGGTGAGATTGAAAGACAAGCTACTTTGAATGATGCTTTTGAAGAAAAAGAAATCAATGTAGATAATATGGTTAAACCAGAAGAATCTGAACCCGACTCTAAAGATTAATATTAAATTGATCTTTGCCTATTTGAATACATGCTTCAATAGCTAACATTAAATCACTCTTACTACACTCTCCAAAAGACTTACCAGTTAGTCCAGATTGTTCTTTTATAACCAGTTTCATTTCTTCAAAAGTATAACCGGATTCTTTTGCCAATTCTCTAATACAAGCATGAACTTTTGCAAGTTGTGCTTTAGTATGATCATGCGCTGTAAGATCAAGAAACATTTCAATTTCTTGATTCTCAGACAACCCTTCTACAAAGATTTCATAAGCAAGTTTATCCTGAATACGGCTATAAACAAGCTTTCCTTCTTTTTTTATAAATTTTCCTGAAAACATTACTTTTTAGTATTACAATATTTCTTTTCAAATTTTTCCCAACCTTTAGAATCAAACTGCGCAATAAGTAAATCAAGTTTTATTTCTTTTTCATGCTCATCACACATACCAATACCTTCAATGTCTAAATCAGGACTATATCTTGTGGTAGCAGGTTTTTCACATTTAATACATTTTAATCTAGACATCTTTTATTAATTTATATAAAAACAACAATAAACTCAAAGCCATGATAGTAGTAGCTATTATTTCAATAGTCTCATTCATAAGTCTAAATTTATATTGTTATTACTTAAAATTTCTCTAATCTTTTTTCTAATTTGATCATAGGTATCTTTAGTTTCTTCATTTACCACATCATTATACTTTATTTCAGATCTTAAGTGTTGATCTAATTCCCACATTGCATTTTGCCAATACCATCCGTCTATAGCTGCTCTAGCATCTTCTATAGAATCATATTCTAAAATTACTTTTGCCATTTTATTAACTGTTTAGTAAAAACATATCTGTATTTAGTATATCTCTAATATAATTTACATCTTTATACTTATCATTTTCTAAAGTCCATAAGCCCATATTCTTAATTCTTTGATTTCTTAAAGTAATAATGGAATAAGCTGTAAGATAACTATTATCTGAGTCAGAACTTGTAAGCATTTTTATTAAATTATGTTGTTCATCTTTTTTTATACAATCAGTTTTCAAAAGTAAGTTTAATTCTGCTAAAAAAATGAATGGTCTAAACTGACCTTTTTTCGTACCTGATGCATACATTAGCCATAAATATCCAATATTGCTATCTTCTGATCTAGAAACAGCGACATGCTCATTACATATATCTTGTATAAGTTTTTTTATTTTTACATCACTAAAATTTTTTATCATAATCTTAAAAATTTAAATATTGCTTGTAACTTCTTATGTTCTTCTATTATCCACTCTGGAGTAAATACAGCTTCATGATGATCAAATTCAACTAATGTGTGATAATCTATTGCATGAATAAATAAAGCTTTCCAAGTTTCTCCTGATTTATTAAAATATAATGATATAGACCCGCTAACTCCATTAAATCTATAAGCTTGATGATCTGTAGCTGATCTAAAAAATCCATGTTTTACAAGTTTTTTACCTATTAATTCCGTATCTCTTAGTGTCATAGTTAAAATGAGTAATTATTTATGTTTCCTATAACCTCACAAATATTTTCTTCTAACATTAAATGATCATCTAATGCATCAATTAATTGTTGTTTTACATCTTTCAGTGTTGCTTCAACATGTAGTTTAGCAAATTCAATCATTGCTTCTTCTACTGAGTGTTTATAAAACATATCATCAGCATCAGCACCAAAGGATGTTAACCATTCTTCTGCTGTTGGTATTTTTTCCATATTACTATTTATTTTCTATAATATCTATCAACTTGACCAAGCAATCCTGTTCTGCTTCTTCGTATGTATAAAAATCTTCTTGATACATTTTACCTAATGATTCTCCAGGTTTTGTGATGTGCCATTGCCAAGACTCTTGACTTATAGATGTAATGGTAGAATGCAATTGATACTTCTCTCTAAACCATCTTAAAGCCAAAGCTTGTTCTGAAACTCTTTCAGCACTATTTAATGGTAAATCATCTAACTCTTCTATTGTAGTAGCGGAATAATGTATATAACCAAGTTTTTTTAATTCTTTAAATATTTTCATTTGTTATGTATTTAAAAGTGAATCCACTACATTGTTTTTGTTTGTTTCTACAACATTTAGAAATAGAACCACAATCTATATTAAGTTGTCTTGATGCTTCTCTTGCAGACTCAAACTCTTGTATCAAATTGTTCTCTAAATCATATTGTCCTACTTTTTTTCTAAGTTTAATAGAGTGTTTTTTTCTTTCTTCAAGGTTTTTGTATCTTTCTTTATGACCATTAGATGTAGAATATTTACCTCTTTTTAAACCTATCATTGCTTTAGATATTGCTTGTTTTTCTTCATCACTTCTTTTTCTACCAAGCAAAGCATTTTTAATTTTACTTTTAGTAGAATTATTGTGACCTACTCCTTCACCACCCTCTGATAAATTACATAGGTTAGTGTTAGAGTAATAAGAAATCCAATATTTTTCTCTTTCTGCCCAATTATCATTACACTCTTCTATAATTTCCATTATAGGAAGTAAATCATTTGACAATAATTTAAATATCCAAGAAGCTAATTTTTTACTTCCTGTTTTTTCCAAACACTTTTTACTTTTATGTTGAGCAAATCTTCTTTTTATATTATTAGTTTTACCAACATACTTTACTTCAAAAGTTTCAGGATGTTTAAGTACATATATGTATGTTTTCATACTATATACTCTACAAAAATTATACCAACAAGTGTTTAGATGACACTTTGTCTATTAATTCTTTTAGTAATAACTGTTGAGTTTCAGTATTTAAAGGCATTGTACCATTTTCAATACTTAATTTCTGATATAACCATCTAAATGCTTGTTGGTATAGTGGTGCAAGTGCAATTATATTTTTAAAATTATGATACTCATCTTGACCACTAATTTCATACTCTATATCTTCTTTAGTAGTATATTGACCTATAGTTATAGGATTTGGTAAATCTTCATTTCTCCAATATCCTAAACAAGGTTCATCAAATCCAAGTTGCTTCATCTTTAAAGCTAACTCATAATGTAAAAAGTCTTTCTGTAA